CCAAGAATAAAAAACCTAAAAACCTGAAAGACAAGATTATGAATAACAAAGAAACATTCTATCTGGTTGAAGTTTACCACCTCGGAACCGCTGTTGGCAGCCTTATTTCCCTTGACCATGTGCACCGCTGCAAGTCTCTGGAATCTGCGAAAGATTTCGGTTCCATCATGAAAGAAAAAAATGGGTGGTTTGAAGTAACGGAAATCACTTCCGAAGGCCGTTCCATTGTGTTTGATTCCCGCAACAACTAATCCGCCAGGACAATGAAAGTACAGGCTAAAGTTATCACCGAACAGGAGTACAAATGGTACGGGGGTTGCCCCTCAAGATGCGGAACACGGAATGGGAAAATCGGTATAAAGAAAACGGCATTAAGTTTGAACCCCGCGTGAATATCTAAAATCCTCAAGCCCCTCTTTGGAGGGGCAAGACCCCTCCACCGCAACCAGAAAAACTTTTCAGCAGTAAAAATTTTCGGTGGTACTAATTAGGTTCTGCCCCTTTTCCGGCCTTTCGTTGCTGGGAAGGGGGCAGTTTTTTTGCGTCAATTTGTAGTGGTATTTTTAATTTTAGCGTACAAATAACTATATATTGCGGCTATTTTCGTAAACGGTTGACTTTAAGAAAAATAAACTCTTGAACCGGTTTGACGGCAAGTTAAGATGCCGGAGGTTAAACACTAGTTTGGCTGTCTTCTATCTTTTCGACCCCTAATTCGGAGTGATGCCCGGATTAGGGGCCTTTTTTTCTCCATTTGCAATCATTGCAAATTTTTTTCTCAAAAAAGATTCTTTTTTCTCTTGCAATTTCTAAAAAAGAATGTTAAATTGTGTTCATCAAAGGGAGGGAATCCCTGAGAGAGAAAAACAAAAAACCTAAAAAACCTGTTAGACTAAAATGAATACCGTAACCGAAACTGAAATCAAGTTAGGCTCCAAGATTAAACCGACCTGGAAGCTTTCCAAAGTGCGTGCAATTGTTGGAAAGGAAACTGAAAAGGCAATCCGCATTGACCTCGACTACAGCAGCAGGTCTGAATATCATTGGCTTCCGAAAAGCCTCATTGCGGCTATCGAAGAAAAAGAGGACGGAACATGGGCCGGGGATTCTTACATTACCCTCCCCACCTGGTTTTGCATCGAAAATGGTTTTGTGACCGAACAATAAAACGCGTATGAAATTCTTTCTGTCTTTCGTTTCCGAAGCAATGGGCGTTGCTGTGATTGGGTACATGGCTGTGTGTGCCTACTGGCTTTTGTTCTGCTATCTGGCAACCGACCAGGAATTTAATTCAACCCTTTATCCTCCCCCGGCATATGTCCAGGCCGCTTTTAACGCGGCGGATTCCCTTTACCACCTGATATTTTAATTATGAAACCCGCTATGCAATCTCAAATGACTGATTTACTGCACGACGCTGACCGCTCTTCAGAAGAGGCGTACCGTTCCCGGCTGCGTTATCTGGGCAGGCTGGTTGATTTGCCCCAGAACGCCCCTACAGTGCGGAAAGTGCGGAACATGGGCGCCAAACGCTGGAACAGCCTGATTCAGCTCGTGCATGCTGTGTGCATTGCTTCCGACGAGCCTCTGGGGCTTCATGACCGGAACTGGCTGGAATCGGCACTAGGCTACACGGCGTTGCATGTGTTTATTTCCGCCGGAAACCGGAGGCTGATGTTTATCCAGATTATGCTGGACGAGCTGTTTTCCGGGCGGGAATTCGCGGGCTTTGACCGCATCATTGCCCTTGTGGCCAAAGAGGCTCCCATTGTATATAATGGTTCCGGGCTTTATTACCATATCCCCCCGGTAATCCGTCAGGAGCTGGAACTAAACGCGGGAAGAGGAAGCGGCGCCAGCGTCCGAAAAAATCTGGAAGACAGCATCCGGCATTTGGACGGCATCAGCCGGAAATGCACGGGTGTTCCCGTTATCACCCATATGCTTTACTATGGCCTCCGTTTGTTCTCCTGATTCCCGGCCCGTTGAAGGCAGTCCGGTAAAACCAGGCTTTTACTCCGTGCTGGAAAAATTGCCGCTGGAATACATAGGCCCTTCCGAACGGTTTTTCTTGTGGTTGGAATTTGCTTTTTCCGCCATGTCCGGAACGCCCCTGAATTCTTCCGTTACCGGAAAAATGGGCGCGGGAAGGGAGGACTATGAGGCTATCCAGCGCGGGTTTCTGGACTGCATCAGGTTGCTTGGGGACGACATGGAGCGGAAGCCTTATGAAGACCTGCTGGGAGACTATCATGAAATGTTGAACAGCCGGATAACCCGGACGGCAAACGGTCAATTTTATACCCCAATGCCGGTCTGCCGTCTTATGGCTAAAATCACCGTATCGGAACAGCTCGCGGAAAAACTGAAACTTGGGGAAGTGGTACAACTGAATGAACCCGCTTGCGGTTCTGGGCGCAATATGCTTGCTGTGGCGGAAATACTTTCCGAACACCGCTCCAAGCTGCGTGTGATTTGCACTGACATCGACATCCGGGCCTGCTGGATGTGCTTCATTAACTTGACCATGTGGGGCATCCCGGCAACGGTCATCCACGGGGATACGCTGTCCGGGAAAGAGTGGGGGCGCTGGGTCAATATGTTTTGGCTGATTGGAGAGGCGGAAAGGAAACGCCAGCTCAAGGTCAAAAAAATTATAGACGCAGTACAGAAGCTCTGCCCGGATGAACAAAATATTCCGGCATTCCCCCGGCGGAGAGACTAATAAAAAACCTAACAAAAAAAATGAAAGCTAAGAAAAGAGTATTTACCCCGGAAATGCGGGAAGAAATTCGCACGTTTATTACCGACATGATTAGCCGGGGGGCGGCTTATAACTCCATTGATTTTATCCTGGATTCCCTGGCCGACGATATTAAATCCCTCCGGGAATCCCCGGATTCGTCGCGGAAAGCGGAAACGGAAACCGCCATTGCCTGGTGCGAGGAACTTTGCAAGCACATTGCGCGTTTGCGCGGAAAATATAACTCCGTAAAAAATCCATATGACGAAGGTCTGGCGGCCTGCAACGTATTGGCTCAAATTCGGATAGACCTGCTGGAACGGTTCACCTCGAAAGAATTTCACCGTAATAACGGCCCGGACGGGAAGACACCGCGGTCAAGCCCTAATATCAATTATGAGCTTTGCATCGCCATCACGTCCGCCGCGATAAATAATCTGTACCGTCAGATTGATGCGGCGGTGAATTTGCATAATATGAATATCCTCCTGGGCTTTTATGATGACATCCAGAATGACCGAATCACGCCCCATCTTACCGGATGGGGAGGAAGCCCCGCCGGGGAACCTGAAACCCGTTAAGTTTACTTAAACATTAAAAAAGAAAAAGATGAATACAGCACCGAAAAAACATTCCTGGGTAAGCTGGTTTTACCCGTTTCCCGCCCATTGCGTTATTCTAAACCGGCTATTCTGCCGGCTTGCAATAGCGAGTCTGGCGCTTTTAGTCGTCCTGCCTCTTTACTGGTTTTTCTTCCCGGACTTGTGGGAGGGCTGGGTGACGGAAGGGCAGACCATATATTGGATGCTGATTGCCGTTATTTCTGCGGTGGAATGTTCCGACGTCTGGATTTCCCGGCTGAAAATATCCTTGTTCCGGAGGCATTGCTCCAAGAAAAAAATGCACGATTTATACTTCCGGCAGCAGGTACGGCAGCTTATTATCCAGGAGCGGGGCGTAGTTTACTTTTCCGACTATTTAATCGACGGAGAATTTACGCGGAAGCATTTTTTATTTTTATATTGGGAGTTTAAATGGAGCCGTTTTCTGACGTTCCGGGAACCTTGGAAAGTGTATGTTGTGATGCACGAGGATAAGGATTGCGCGTCTATTTTTTCCAGCGATACCGCTTCGGATTTTCATTTGGAGCTTGCTAGACATTTGCCGAGCATTAAAATGGCCGACGCACACGTTTGTGGCCGCGCCATTTCTATCGACTATGACCATCCCGCTGTTCCGTAAAAAAAAATATGTGCCGAATCCTGATTTAATTTTTCCCGATACGCAGAATGAATATCTGTTCAGATTCCGGGAAGCTTCAATGGCCCACAAGGCTATCCATTTTGAGATAACCGGGTATCCGGGGGATTCAAGGGCATTTTTGTACAAAGTCCACCACCTCGACGGCACTTGCATGGAGCACCGCTGCCCCAACAGGCGGGCAGTTAGCCGCCTGTCCGCTTATGACGATTTGTTCTCAATATACTGCAACCGGAAATTTTGGTTGTACATCAAAGACTACGTTGACCCCAAGTGGTTCCGCTCCATGAGCACGATTTTATTTCTGGCCGCGAAAAAGGGGCATCGGATGCGCCGGGAAGACTTGATTCATAAAGTGTTTTTGGAGGGCTACTGCTACGACCCGGATGTCGATTACGACGGGTTGACGGTGGCTTTATTTTCCTGATAGACTTCCCGGCATATGGCAACTGATAATGATGACGAGTTTTCCGGTTTTTTCGGGGACGATTCCGGCGGCTTTTTCGACGAACCCCAGGAACCTTCCAGCGCCCCAGATACCCCGGAATCACAGGAGGAAGCCCCGCCGGAGGAACCTGACGAGGACGAGGATGACGGGGAACTTAATGAGCTTGCCGGGACTGGCGCCGGAACGGTCGCACGCCTGAACCCGGAGATTCGGCATCAGATTATGGCCCAGGCCAATTCCCGCGCCTGGACGCGCCATGAACGCCATGTTGTCATGCGCCGGGCCATGTCGGCGGGAAAGCTGGAAGAGATTATTGACTGGTACCCGCGTTCCGGACAGAGCATCCACATTTTATCCTGCGGGGAAGTAGATTTGTTTTCCTACCTGCATTTCATGCTTCGACAACGCCCCTATGCCTACATTTTGCTTTCGACATTCAGCCTCGGCTACATGGAAATTCGCAACCTGCACGAGTATCTGGAAAAAGGAGTGATTGGCCGCGTGGATGTGTATGCCGGAAGTATCTTCCGCAACCGGACTATCCGGACGCGGGAATATGATGCACTGGTTGCCCTGCACCAGAGATTTCCGCATTGTTTTTGCGGTCTGGCGAATGTCCACGCGAAAGTCATTGCCGGGATTGACCGAGATAACGGGGAAGGTGATTTTGTCGTGGAGGCCAGCGCTAACGCCAACCTGAATTTCCGTGTTGAGCAGGCTTGTCTGACGATGGACACCGATTTGGCGCTTTTTTACAAGGAGGCGTTTGACGGCGTGGATTGCCCGCAGGATGCCCAGTATTTTAAGAATGTGAGACGGACTCCGTGGGTGGTTGACCGGAAAAGCTGATTTGCAATCATTGCAAATTTTTCCCGGCAATTCTGATTTTTCTCTTGCAATTTGTCAAAAAGAATGCTAACTTATATTCATCAAAGGGAGATAAAACCTTAAAAATAAAAAACCTAAAAACCTGTTAGAATAAGATGACCGGAATTACATTGCAAGACGGAGTTTCAGAAATCAATAAGTACTTTCAGAAGTATTGCCGCCCCAGTAAGGTGCGTAATGCTTCCCTTATTTCTCAGCATTCCGTAATGATAAAGGCAGACCCAAGGGACATCAAAGATGATTCCAGCTGTGACAAGGCCCTCCGCCATTTGAAGCAGCTCGTGCAGGACATGACCTGCATGGAGGTGGAATCCGTGGATATTGACCGCTATTCCAGCGGATATGAGTTCACTTTTACCCTGCGTTGATTTTTGCATTGCGGAGGGGGAACAATCCCCCTCCGGGAATAAAATCTGACAGCAACTATGGAGCCGCAGCGGGACAGGGACTGGTACTGGCGCAGTTTATCGGAATCTATCAATAAAATTGCGGAAGACTACCGGCTATCCAGAGTTGAGCTTGAACAGAGCGCGATTGCTTTTCACCGCGCCGCGCAGCAGCTGCTGGAACTGCGGAAAAAGTCAAGCAATCCTCCCAAGTCTCCGGAAGTAATAGTACGCAGGATTCCGCGTAAATTCCGCGGCTAAATGACAGTTTTTTTAACAAAAATATAAATATGGAAGACGAGCCGAAAATTGCATCACCAAGAAAAATTAAACCGGTGTTCCGGAAATGGGGATTTGACTACCGCCTAATCCGAAGGCGGGGGAATGTGGTCTTGTACGAGCAGAAATCCAAATACGGGAATATCATATCGTATGAGGTTATGCGCGTCCAAACGGTCAAGTCCCCCACGGAGTTCCATCAGGTCGGCGACGAGTACCTTCCCGGAACCAACTCCTGGGGAACTCTGGGCTGGACACTTGGCACGCTGGAAGACGCGGAAAAGCGTTTTGCCGAAATAGTGTACCGGTATGAGCCTTCCGAGGTAAAAATCTCAAGACGCTAGCGCGGGCTGGCTACCGACTGATGTTTTTGCAGTTTTTAGCTTCCGGGGCCGTGACAGTTTTAGGCGCTCAAATGTTGCTTTGCACCTTTTCCTGCATCAGACACCGGATGCCGGTTGGAGCAATCCTTAACTGGCTGGCGGGTATTGCGCTGATTAAATGCGGATATTATTTATTGTTGGATATTTTCATGTAGTTAAAAAATTATTTTTTGTGTTTTTTATCTTGCAATTTCTGAAAAATAATACTAAAGTATATTCATCGAAGGGAGAGAAAAACCCTGAGAATAAAAACCTGAAATATAATAAAACACGATGAGCAATAATTATTGTTTAAAGGCTTCCGGCAAGCAGATTGTCGAACTCGCGCGGTTAATGGATGTGCATTCCAGACGCACCGGATTTGATGAGCCGATATTGTACCTGGGAGATGCCTGCCGCCTGGAACCCATTCCCTACTCCAAAGTGTATGCGACTTGCGACACGCCCCGGATATTTTCTGCATGTCTGGTGGATGAATCCGGCTCCCATGACCTGATGGAGCTGACTGACCTGTTTGGTGTGGTAGGCTTGTTCCCTCATCACCCCCGGTTTCTTCCGTCTTATTTCACCACGCAAAAATTAAAGTTCTGTGGGGAATATGTCTCCGTATATTGCGCGTATATTTACGTTCCTGAACATCCTGATTTTTTGCAATGATTGCAAATTCAAAAACTTTTTTATCAATTACAATAATTTAATTTTATGAAGTTCTACACGAAAATCCCTAAGCATCCTTCCAACGTTTCCCACACCTCTTCCCTTACAGGCGAATATCAGGATTATCTTAAACACGGGTTTGTTTACGATAAACTTCCGGCTTACAAACCAAAGCGAGGAACGCTTTTCCAGGCGCTTTCTTCCATAGCAGGGCTGAAAGCTACCTGGAATCCGGGCTACTTTTCTCCGGTAGTGCATAACAATATCGCTTACGCTACAAACGGTCGTATTCTGGTCTGGATAGACTTGTCCCTGGTGGACGAGGCGGAAAGAATGGATGAAGGCATTCATTTTAATTCGACATTGTGGACAGGAGACCTGGACAAAACGGAAATGGTGGAAGCTTCCATTCGCCGGCTGGCGGAATCCAGCTGGGGCGAGTTTAAACAGCTGCTGGAAAAATCCGGGGAAGCCGATTACGTCACACGGCAATTCCGCATTGAGCATATGCCGGTGCTGAAAAAAGCCGGGCAAAGTTTTTATTGTCTGGATGCGGGTACAGAGGCAGTTTGGGCCGCAGTCAATATTCCGGTGTGCCCGATTGTCCACGTATCAAGTGCGTCCCTATACACGTGGATGGATGCCGTTTATTCCCTGATGCCGGGAAAACAGTTTCCCGGCATTACCGCGCACCTGTCCGTTCCGAAGGAATCCGGGCGGAAAAATAGCATCTATCTATCTGTGGAAGGATTTGAGTATAATCGGCTTGGCGCCCTCGTTTATGGTACTGACCACTTTCCGGAAAGTCTGACCTACCTATGGACTGACCCGGATGCGGATTCCAAAGCCGGAGGGCTGACTTTGCCGACACAAAAAGACCCGGAGAATGAGGGTCCAAGATGGAGCGAGGCACGTCTTGTCCCTGTACATGACCCGACGGACCGTTCCATGATTATTTCCGTGCCGGGAAAAGTAAGCAATTGCGTCCAGGTGAAAGGATGCAATGGAGGCACGGAATTGCAGTTTTACTGTGATGAGCGTTCTATGCGTCGGTTTTATCAGTCTTTAAAAGAATACTTTAGTCAACGGGACGCGGAAAAAAGTGAATCATAAATAGCCGCAGGGGAACTCCGGGGAAGATTATTTCCCCGGAACTTTTTTATTCCTCCCCTGATTTC